GCAATTGCAGTGCAAGAACTAGAAAGCACAAACTGGACAACTGCAGTTATTTCAGAAGCTGGTTCAAGTCCATCAACTGAATTGTGGACTGGTAGAGTTCCAGTTGCAGGTTTAACTACTCTTGTTGTTAAATCAGCAGGTGGTTTTGTTGGTAGCGTAGACCTTGTTGTTACAGCGGTTTCAAACACCAATGCAAGGTAATCCTAAGTATCCTGCACTTCCTTCAACTACAACTAAGAACTATACTCCTAGAAAGAAGAAGAAAAATGGCAGCAAAAAAAAGTAAGCCAGTATGGGAGAAAGCACGTCCTAAATCTTTAGGCAAACCTAAGAAACTTACTCCAGCACAAAAGGCATCAGCTAAAGCTGCAGCTAAAAAAGCAGGACGTCCTTATCCAAATCTCGTGGATAATATGAGAGCAGCAAAAGGTAAGTAGTGGCTAAGACTCCTGCATGGCAAAGAAAAGAAGGCAAAAGCCCTACAGGTGGACTTAACGCTAAAGGCCGTGCATCAGCAAAAGCCCAAGGCATGAATCTTAAACCACCAGTATCTGCCAAGCAAGCAAAGAAGTCACCAAAAGCCGCAGCAAGAAGAAAATCATTTTGTGCTCGCATGGAAGGAAATCCAGGACCAATGAAAGATTCTAAGGGAAGACCAACACGTAAAGCGTTGGCATTAAAGAAGTGGGACTGTTAAATGGCACGTGAATCAAATTCAAATAAATTATCAACATACAGAGGTTATATAGACTATGCCAAACGTTGGCGTACTGGAGAAAACTATGACCAGCTATGGCAAAGGTTAATTAACTTATATCGCGGTAAACAATATCGTGGTGCAGCAACTGGTGATAGATTGCTTGTCAATATTTCTTTCTCAACTATTAATACTTTAGCTCCTGCTGTTTCAATTGGTCGTCCAAAGATTAACGTTAATCCTCGTAAACCAGAAGATGGTGATAAAGCAATTGTTACTGAATCAATTATTAACTATTGGTGGGGTCATTACGGATGTCAACCAGAGTTTCAAAGAGCAGTTAAAGATTATCTAATTCTTGGTCATGGTTGGGTTAAGACTGGTTATCGTTTTGTCGAAGAAGCAAAACTCGATGATATTGAATATTCAGCCGATGAAGCTGCCGGCCCAGAAACTACCGATGATGTTGAAGCTCAAACAATTATTAGAGAAGACAGACCATTCTTAGAGCGTGTTGACCCATTTGAAATGTATGTTGACCCAGATGCAACATCTGTTAATGATATGCGTTGGATTGCACAACGTACTCGCCGTCCGTTAAAAGATGCAAAGATAGATAAGCGTTACGATGCCGCCGCAAGAAAAGAATTAAGTCCATCAGGATATCAAAAATATGGTAATCAAGACGTAGGTTATATGTCTGCTCAACAAGCATTTACTTCTAATCCAGACAATGCTTATTGCGACATATATGAATATTATAATATTGATACCGGTGAAATGTGCGTGTTTTCTGATTCAGGTGGTGACAAGTTTTTAATTAAACCAATTAAGATGCCATACGAGTTTGGTCACCCTTTCTTTATGTTGCGCAACTATGAGGTTCCTGGATTCTTTTATCCAATGGGCGAACTAGAAGCAATTGAACCATTGCAGTATGAATTAAACGAAACCCGTACACAGATGATGTTGCACAGAAAGCGTTATAGCCGTAAGTGGTTGTTCCAAGAATCAGCATTTGATGATGATGGTAGACAGGCTTTAGCATCTGATGAGGATAACGTTATCGTTCCAGTTAAATCTGGTGAGAACTTAAATAACGTTGTTGTTCCAATGCCGGCGTTAATTAACCCACCTGAATTTTATAATCAGTCTTCGTTGATTACTAACGACATTGACCGTGTATCTGGTGTGTCCGAATACCAGCGTGGTGCAATCCCAGAAACTACTCGTACCGCCCGCGAAGCATCAATCATTGCTGAAGCTGGTAATGCTAGAGTAGCTGAAAAACTTGTAGCTATTGAAAATGCTATAGCTCAATGTGCTTCTAATCTTATAATGCTAGCCCAACAGTTTATGACTGGTGAGATGACTGTAAGAATATTAGGCACAGAATCTGCACCTGTATGGCTGACATTTGATAAAGATTATATTAATGGTGAGTTTGATTATACTGTTGAGGCTGGTTCTACAGCTCCACGCAATGAAGCTTTCCGTAGAGACATGGCTTTACAGATGGTTTCGGCAATGCAACCATTTGCTCAAGCTGGTCTTGTTAACTTACCTAAATTAGCAGAATACGTACTTGGTATAGGGTTTGGTGTTAAGGACCCATCTTCTTTCTTACAAGAGCCACCAGCACCTGAAGCTCCACCAATGCCAGAAGGCATGCCACCGGGCATGGAGGGTATGCCACCAGGTATGCCACCAGAGATGATGGAAGGTATGCCACCAGAATTACCACCAGGTTTAATTCCAGGTGGACCAATTCAAGGTCCAGGCGGACAACCAAATGAAGGCGCCCTTCCAGGCAGCATTCAAAGTCTTCCACCAGAGATACTTCAAGCACTATTAAGTGGTCAGTAAACACTCCATGTAATACTTTTCCTTAGTAGTAGGAACATTGTATATAAATAAAAATAGGAACAACCAAAGAAGGATAGGATTCCATAATGACAGATAATAATATTGCTAACCCTGAAAACGTAATTGACCCCATTGCAGATGGACAAGTTGATGAAGTGACAGAGGTCATAGCAGAAACTCCAGAACAAGAACAAGAATTATTTGACTATACAGAGATTGCTGACAAAGTCATCAAGCTCCAAGTAGATGGCGAAGAAGTTGTTGTTCCCGTTAAGGAGGCTCTAGCTGGGTACCAACGTCAAGCGGATTATACCCGTAAGACCCAAGAACTCAGCGAACAAAGAAAGCAAGTACAGTACGCTAGTGCATTAGCAGAAGCTCTGCAAAATGACCCAGCTGCTACCTTGCAGTTGTTGCAACAGCAATACGGTGTAGCTACTCAACCTCAAGAGGATGAATGGTTAGACCCAGCTGAACAACAATATCGACAGTTAGAGCAACGCATCGCAGCTTTCGAACAACAGAAAGCCATAGATGAGTTAACTAGGACTATTGATTCTTTGCAAAGCAAGTACGGTGATGATTTTAACGCTGATGAAGTCGTAGCCAAAGCACTAGCGTCTGGTTCAACAGATTTAGAAGCAGTCTTTAAACAGATTACTTTTGATAAAGTTTATTCTACAGCCTCTGAGGCAAAGAAGAAACTAGTTGAAGACCAGTCTAGGGTTGAGGCCAAACGTTCAGCATCAGTGGTTTCTGGTGGCTCTGCCAACAAAAATTCAGTCGCACCCAAAGCTGCTAAACCAACGTCAGTTTTTGAGGCTTTTGAACAAGCTAAGAAGACGTTAAATTATTAACCAAACAACAACAAACAGGAGATATTAACATGGCCGGCAATCCCGACTTTAATTCACTGTTGTCAACTACGCTGCAGAACTATCAGCCAACGTTAGTTGACAACATTTTCAAGGACCTAGTCCTTCTTAACCACCTCAACGAGCGCGGACGTGTCCGTGTTGAAGAGGGCGGCACCCAAATCATCGAACCATTGATGTACGCTGTCAACGATACTGTTGCAACATACTCAGGGTACGATGCAATTGACCTTACTCCACAAGAAGGCATCACAGCCGCAGAATACGACTGGAAGCAGATGGCTGCTTCTATCGCAATTAGCGGTATCGAAGAAGCCAAGAACCGTGGCACCGAGGCAATCATTAAACTGTTGAATGCTAAAATTATGCAAGCTGAAATGTCGTTGAAGACTACGCTTAACGCGCAACTCTTCGGTACACCAGGCTCCAACCCAGCAGCTTCAGACTTTAACGGTCTTGGCAACATTATCGGATACCAGAACAACACAGTCGGTGGCATTGATGCATCGTCCAACTCGTTCTGGAATCCAACCCAGGCAACAAACATGGGTGCAACGCTTGCGCTTACAAACATGGCTGATGTCTACAACCGTGCCTCAAAGGGCTCAGATGTTCCTGACTTAATCATCACGAACACTAGCTTGTTTGAAAAGTACGAGTCACTGTTGACTGGCAACGTGCGTTACCAAGACGTTGCAAAAGCTAACTCAGGTTTCCAAAACCTGATGTTCAAGCAAACACCAATCGTGTTTGACTTGCAACTTGCAGTTGACACAAGCTCTGCGCCGATGTACTTCCTTAATACGAAGTACCTCAAGCTCACCGGCTTGAATGGCTATTGGTTCAAGACCACAGACTTCATGAACGGCACTGTAGCTGGCGTAGACGCCCGTTATGCCCTCGTGTTGGCCTATGGTCAGTTGACCTGCAGCAACCGTAACCGTCAAGGTTTCATAACTGCTAACGCGTAATTAGCAAAAGATGTAGTTGGTGCTGGGAGTTTAAAGGCTGTTTCCTTCGGCAGCTCTCCCAGTACCGGCTATTAATAAAAACAAACAAACAAATTCTAATTAATAAAAACATTAGTTAGGTATCTGCCGAAAGGCAAGGAGAAATACAACTATGGCAACAAATAATAAATTCATTGTTGAAAGAACAAACGTTCTTGCAGCAGACGTAACACTAGGTACATCATACGCAGCACTTGACGCAAACGACTTCGGTTTCT